ACATCGAAAGAAACCTTACAAGTTGGGACACGATGCATAAAGCAATGGCTGCTATGTACAGACCTATAACGAAGCGTAAAGGAGAAAAATACGAAATAGAAGAGTACAACGGAACTGCAACCTATGCAGAGGTAATGAAGTACGCACCTTTAAACGTGGTGTTTGGTGCTTCGGTTTTTTTTTGGACTTTAGGAAGCGAATTGTTGACGGCTTTGATGGACTATTTGGAGAAGGAGATAAAGGGGATGGACTTAACGACTATTCAGAACAAACTCAATTTGGAAAGCAATGGGGTTGGTATCAAAGCATATATGCACTCGCTAAAGGAGACGTTACAAGATTTGACGCAGTTACCAGAGAACCATTGGTTAAGTGTTTAACCTTACTCACTTTTGAGAAGCAGAAGACAGAAATAGAAATTAGACAGATTAAAAAACAACAAAATAAATGGTAGGATTCTACACGATTATAGGCAAGCTAAAGACGGAGTTAAATAGTTCTCCGTTTGTTAATTCAGTTACAGAAGGAAGCATCTTCAATGTTGACTTAGCTAAACAAACTATATTTCCTTTATCGCATATTATGGTTAACTCAGCATCGTTTGAGGAAAACGTAATGAGGTTTAACGTAAGCATCATTGCAATGGATATAGTTGACATATCAAAAGACGAAACTTCGGATGTATTTGTAGGCAACGATAACGAGCAAGATGTATTGAATACTCAGTTAGCGGTTCTTCAACGAGTGTATGAAGTAATGAGACGAGGCACGTTATACACGGAGTTATTTCAAGTAGACGGAAGTCCTAATTGTGAACCATTTACAGAACGCTTTGAAAATCTTTTAGCAGGATGGACAATGACATTTGATGTGTTAGTTCCTAACGAAATGAGCATTTGCGATAATTCACCTACGGTATCTGTTTATAGCCAAGTGGTTAATTTTGACCCTGCGAATCCTGTAAGACCAAGGTATAACTCAATTCAATATTTATGTGATGGTGATTTTTTAGCTGCATCGTATGGAACGAATGAAGAGAATTTAACAGATTTAATAGCGATGTTTAATAGTGTGCCACCTGTACAAGAACAAGCTACGTTTTTAGACTACGGAATCTGTTATGACAACGGAGACGGAAGAGTAAGAATGGAAATGACACAAGCAGCATATAACGCACTTGGTTGTGATGGAACTTTAACGCTTAACGTTATCTACGATTAATGCAGAAAGACGAAGTACAAAAGGCTTTAGATAGGTTTAAAGACCATATAATAGCACAAGCTAAACGTAACCTTACCAATAAGGATAAGAACGTTAGTAAGAAGCTATACAACTCTATCGAAGGAGAAGTAAAAGTATTCCCTAATTCCATCGGTATGTACTTTAGTATGGAAGAATACGGAGCGTATCAAGACTTAGGGATTAAAGGAAAGAATAGCGCAAGTAAAGCGCCACAATCTCCGTACAGATTCGGAAGCGGTACAGGTAAAAAAGGTGGACTAACGGCAGCTATGGAGAAATGGGTTACACAAAGACGAATCCAATTTAAAGATAGAAATAGCGGTAAGTTTATGAGTTACAAATCTACTGCGTGGTTAATGACCAGAAGTATATACTCTAAAGGAATTAAACCGAGTTTATTTTTCACTAAGCCATTTGAAGCAGCATACAAAAACCTACCAAACGAGTTAATAGATAAATACGGACTCGAAGCGAGTAAACTATTTAACGACATAATAAAACAACCTAAGTAATGGCTGAAAACAGAATATTTGCACGTTCTCCATTTATTGTGAGAATAGCAGAAGCAGGACAAATAGAAACACAAGTAAAATTATATATTTGGAATGGCACAGGTTCAGCACCTGCAACTCCAACTTATACTTTGAGCAAGTTAATTCCTGCACCTACAGATATTGAAACGTTATACAATATTTCTCCGTATATCAAAGAGTTTATTTCGCACCAATCGTTTCAGAATAACTATAGCAATTTAAACCAATTTTTATTTGCTGATGATTATTGTAATGTAAAGATAGATACGTTCAAAAAAATAACCTCATCATTTGTGCTTGTTAGTTCCACAACTTACAAAGCGTTTGATGGCTACGGAACTTATACCGAAGGAATGAATCCTGATTTAGGGAACGTTCTTTTAGACGAAGGTACTTATTACTATGAGTACGATTCTACGGTAGATTTATTATATGCGCCACTAAAAAGAGCAGGAGCAGTAACGATAAATATAGAGAGTGGGCACAAGGTAAAATACACCGAACTAAACACGGGAAATATATTTACAAATACTTCTATCACTGTAGGTATGCGTAATGCTTATAGAGTATATCCTAACTACTACGACAACGGGAATTTAATGCAAGTTTTAGACTCGTCAGACAACGTATTGTGGGAAGCTACATTTAGACCTATTGTAGAATGTAAGTATACACCTGTAGTAATTGACTTTATCAATAAGTATGGTGGATGGCAACGTGAGTTTTTCTTTAAGGCATCTAAAAACACGGTATCTACAACGAACACTACTTACAACTTAATGCAGGATAATTTACAGAACTACGATATCTTAGAAGGGCAACGTAAGATATTTAACTCTGTGATGTTAGAAACTATACAGGTTAATAGTGATTGGAGAGATGACGACTACTCAGAAGTGATTAGGCAGTTAATGATGAGTGAAAGAATCTTATTAAATAATTCTCCTGTTAAGATAAACACAAATTCTATGGAGATGTTTAAGCAGATAAACACGAAAATGATAAACTATCAATTAGACTTTGAATACGCTTACGATATAAACAATACTGTTGTGTAATGAGAAAGGTACAAGTATACATAGAGAATCAAAAATTAGAGTTATTCAACGATGAGCAAATTCAAATTACAAGTTCAGTCCAAAATGTGCAAGATATTGCTAAAGTATTCACTGATTTCTCACAATCTTTTACCGTACCTGCCTCTCCTATAAATAATCAAATCTTTCAACACTTCTACCAAACAGATGTAGATTCTACGTTAGACTACCAATTAAGAAGAGATGCTAAGATAGAAATAGACTTAGTTTTATTTCGCACAGGTAAGATTCAGTTAGAAAAGGCAAACTTAAAGAAGGGTATGGCAGAAAGCTATACGATAACTTTCTACGGAGATGTTAGAACGCTACAGGATTATTTTGGAGATGACAAATTAGCGGTATTAGATTACACGCCTTACACACACGAATACTCTGGTGCAGAAATTCAAGCACGAATCACTGACACTACAGATTATGATGTTAGATATCCTTTGATTACTTCTGAGCGTGTATGGACTTACGGAGATGCAGCAAGTACAGATATAAGTGTTACAGGAACACGAATGAACTATTATGAGTTATTTCCTGCGCTAAAAATCAGAAGAGTATTTGATGCTATAGAATCTCAATATGGAATAGATTTTCAAGGAGCGTTTTTAACAGATGAAAGATTTGATAACGCATTTTTATATTTAAAGAATAGCGAGACATTTGGTTTTCAAACTGAGCCACAAAGAATAAATTTTACTTCTTATAGTGGTTTTGATACTACAGGGTTTGTAGCAAGAGACTGCTTTAATACCGTAGAAGATACCTTACTGATAGTTTACGATGACGAGGATTTAAATCCTGCGGTAGGAACTCATAATATTAATTTAGTTTGTTCATCTGTTTCTAACCCAAGTGCAACATATTATATTGACGTATATAATAACGGAGTTTTAGAAACTACTTTACAAGCACAAGGTACAGGAAATATTGACACGTTAACTTATAGCAATGATGTAGGATTAAACAATGTATTCTACTTTGTAGTAAGAGCAAATGCAGCTATAAATATTGATATAGATATTTATTACAATCAATATCGTACTGAGTGGTATGATAGTGGAGGTGGAGTTTTTGTACAGATTTACACACTACTTATATTTAACGCTACGACTTCAACACTTGCTTTAGTAGCTGATTTGGATATAGGAAATAACATTCCTGATTTAACCGTGTCGGATTTTGTTAAAGGAGTGCTTAAAGAATTTAATTTAACTATAGCACCTTTAAGCCCTACATCTTTTGAATTAATGCCGTTAGAAGATTGGTATGCAAAAGGAAGAATTGTAGATATTACACCACATACTGATATTGATAGCATCGATATTCAAAGAGTCCCATTATATAAAAAGATTTCATTTAAATACCAAAAGTCGGAATCATTTATTAATACAGGATTTGCAGATACGTTTGGAAGAGAGTACGGAGACTTAGAGCAAACTTTTGATTATGATGGTAGTGATTATGTAGTAGAATCTCCATTTGAAAATTTATTACATTCTAAATTCACAGGAACTAATTTACAAGCAGGATATATAATAAACAGAAACTTTGGAAAGTACATTCCTAAACCTATATTATTATATATGGCTGAACAAACTGCGTGTAGTTTTAAATTTAATAATGCAACTACCGTAGACACGATTACAGACTATATGCCATTCGGACAAGACACGTTTGCGAATGGGCAGTATTTAAGTTTAAACTTTGGACCAGAAATAAGTTCTTTACGTGAGATAGTAATTAACAACCACATATTTGCTACATACTACTCAAACTACATTAACAACCTTTATGTAAGAAAAAATAGATTAGTTTATGTAAAGTGCTATTTACCTTTAGCGTTATTAACATCTATTCGTTTGAATGATAGAGTAATAATCAGAGATAAACGCTACGTAATAAACGAGATGAAATCTAACCTAACTACAGGTGAAGTTAATTTAGTTTTACTGCTTGATTTTAGAAGGATTAAACGCAGAAGACCGAAGTGGACTATTCCAACGGGGGGACTAACTTTAAAAAGTCCTGTGATTATGCCTAACGGAGCGACTGAGTTTAATATTGATGAGGGTGCTACAGGAATAGTAGCAACTCCAGATAGAGCATTTGTAGATTCAAACATTCAATTTGCGATTCCCGCAAATCCCGATAGTGGATATTTCTTAATGACAGAAGACGGAGACAACTTAGACACGGAAGACTATAATAATTTAAGAAGTGAAGAAGGAACACCACAAATATTAAACATAGAAATTACATACGATTTCCCTGATGGAAGTACAGAAACACAAGATTATCCATTTGTAATATCAGATTTATGATAAAGAACATTTTAGAACTGCTCAAAATAGACGATTTCTACGGAAAGACGGAATTTATAGACATCGCTAAAGGAAAGTATAAGATACCTACAAGCGTAAGAGAAGCATACAAACAAGGTAAAAGAGAGTTAAAGAGTAAAAGACGTAAGTAATGGCAGAAAAGAAAGTAATAGAACTTGAGGTAAAAAGCGATTCGTTAGGTTCGTTAAAATCTCAGTTACGAGCAGCGCAGAATGAAGTTAATGAACTTGCTGCAAAGTTTGGTGCAACGTCACAGGAAGCTATTGGTGCTGCTAAACGTGCTGCGGAATTAAAGGATGCTATTGGGGATGCTAAAGCGTTAACGGATTCATTTAACCCAGATGGAAAATTCAATGCCTTATCTGCTTCTATCGGTGGTGCGTTAAATGGGTTTCAAGCGTTTGAAGGTGCGTTAGGTTTAGTAGGTGTAGAATCGGAAGATTTACAGAAGACTTTACTCAAGGTACAAAGTGCTATGGCTTTGTCACAGGGTGTTCAAGGATTGTTAGAAGCGAAGGATAGCTTTAAACAATTAGGAGCGGTAGCAGCAGATGCGTTAAAAGGAATACGTACAGGAATAGCAGCGACAGGTATCGGTTTGTTAGTTGTGGCGGTAGGTACTTTAGTTGCTTATTGGGATGACATTAAAACTGCTATTAGTGGAGTGAGTTCTGAGCAGGAAGCGTTAAATGCTAAATCACAGAAAGACGTAGACCTACAGAAGGAGAAGTTAGAAAGTTTAGATTCTCAGGATAACATATTAAAGCTACAAGGCTTAACTGAGAAGCAAATCTTACAACTCAAGATTAAGCAAACAGATGAGGCTATAAAAGCCTATGAGATATCTATTAAGAATCAAGAACAAACGTTAAAGGCACAGATACAAGCTGAACAACGAAACAAAGAGATACTTAAAGGAATACTTCAATTCATATTAGCACCTATAAATCTACTCTTAAAAACCGTAGACGAAATAGGCGCATTCTTGGGTAAAGATTGGAACTTGCAAGACCAAGTAATGGATTGGACTGCTTCATTAATCTTCGACCCTAAAGAAGTAGAAGAAGAAGGAATGAAAGCTATTGCAGAATCTAAAAAGGCTTTAGCAGAATTAAAGAACCAACAGGCAGGATTTAAATTAGAAATACAAGCTATTGACAAAGCTGCTGCGGATGCACGTAGACAAGCACAAAAGGAAGCAGATGCTAAACGTATAGCAGACGAAAAGGAGAAGAATGATAAGTTAAAAGAACTTGCCGAAGAGAAAGCTAAATTTGATTTAGAGCAAATCGAATTAGATGAGATAAGACAAGAACAAGCATACCAAAGAAAGTTAGATGCAGCCGCTAAAGCAGCAGAGGAAGAGAAAGCTATGGAAGATGCTTTAAGAGCAGAACGATTAGCAGCAGAAGAATCGGATGAAAAAAGACAAGAAGAAGCGTGGGCAAGAGAGCAGGAAGGTATAGCTAAACTACAAGAACTAAAATACGCAGCGGTTCTACAGGGTTTAACTTTAATATCTGACTTATCTGAAGTATTTGCTAAGAAAGGAGAAAAACAAGCTAAGAAAGCATTTGAGATACAAAAGGCAGCGAGTATAGCAGCCGCAGTAATTACAACTTATCAGAGTGCGGTTAGTGCGTATCAATCTCAGTTCCTACCATTGCCTGACCCTACATCGCCAATTAGAGGTGCTATCGCAGCAGGTATAGCGGTTGCGGCAGGATTAGGAAATGTAGCTAAAATTGCTTCTCAAAAGTTTGAAGGTGGCGGTTCAATTAGTGCTTCAGCTGCACCAAGTGGTGGCGGCGGTGGCGGTGGTGGTGTCATTACTCCTAACTTTAATATAGTAGGAAATGCACAATCAACTAATCCTTTGGCAGGTTTAGGTAGCCAACCATTACAGGCTTATGTAGTAAGTGGAGATGTTACGACTGCTCAGTCTTTAGACAGGAACAGAATTAATTACGCAACGTTTGGTTAAATTATAAGTTATTAGGATATGAATAAGATTATAGAATTAGTAATTGATGAGAACGATGAGACAAGCGGAATAGATGCCGTATCTGTAGTTCATTCTCCAGCTATTGAAGAAAACTTTATAGCACTTAAAAAACACGAAGTAGAACTTAAAGAAATAGATGCAGAAAAGCGTATTTTAATGGGTGCTGCTTTAGTCCCTAATAAACATATCTACAGACGCAATGAGAAGGATGAGGAATACTACATTTACTTTTCAGAGAAGACAGTAAGAAAAGCAAGTGAATTATTCTTAATGCGTTCTAATCAGAATAACGCTACCTACGAACACAAGGATAAATTAGAAGGTTTAAGCGTAGTAGAAAGTTGGATTATTGACGATGAGAAATCTGATAAATCCCGACTATATGGATTTGATTTACCTAAAGGAACTTGGATGATTTCTATGAAGGTAAATAACGATGATGTTTGGAAAGACGTAAAAGAAGGTAAAGTTAAAGGATTCTCTATCGAAGGTTATTTTGCGGATAAATACGAGATGAGCTTAAAAGAGGAATCAAATGAGCTACAACTTGAAGCTGAATTAATCGAGAAGTTGAAAGCACTTATACTAAAAGCTGAATCATATACTTTAGAAAGCTACACAGACTACCCAGAAGCAGCTAAAGAAAACGCTAAAATAGCTTTGAGATACGCAGAAGAAAATGGATGGGGAGATTGCGGAACTCCGGTAGGCAAAGCACGAGCAAATCAGTTAGCAAATGGAGAAGCTATAAGCGAAGAAACTATTGCAAGAATGGCATCATTTGAAAGACAACGACAAAACTCTGACAAGGAGTTAGGAGATGGATGCGGTAGATTAATGTGGTTAGCTTGGGGTGGTGATGAAGGAGTAGAGTGGGCGCAACGTAAACTTGAACAAATCAGAAATAAATAAGAATGGAAATTCCTTATTTCATACGATATAAAGATTTCACTACTATTCAAAACACGGACTGCGTTTATTTAGATGACGTAAACTCAAGTGTAATAAAGCGTGTAAACGTAGTAGACTTTGCAGAAGAATTAGCACCTATTATAGAGCCTTACCTAACTAAAGATAGAGGTTCATTTTACGACACTACCACACAAACTGTTGCAACCAATGGTATTGCAGCTATGAAGTTTAATTCTGTAGATACAGATGCTACAAGTGGGGTAAGTGTAGAGGAAGACCCGAGCAACAGAAAGAATAAAATCACGGTAAGTAAAACAGGTGTTTATAATGTAATGTTCTCTGCTCAGGTATTTAGAGAGTCGGGTGGTACAAGTAAACAAGTTGTAATATGGTTGCGTAAAAACGGGGTTGATGTACCTGCTTCTGCAACTCACATAGCAGTACAAGCTAACGCAAGATATTTAGTTGCTGCGTGGAACTTTTTTATTCAACTGGATGCAGGAGAATATTGCCAAATAATGTGGTCACAAGATAATGACATTACATTGCAATACGAAGCACCTAATACGACTATACCTTACCCAAGTGTACCGAGTATAATTTTAACCGTAAACGAAGTGTAGTGACTCATATATTAGTCATTAAGCACTAAAAACACGGATAATGTATAATATATTAATCAAAAACAAATAAGATGGCAAAACAAAAAACAGTAAGTAAGACAAGTCCTAAAGGCGGTAAGCGTGGATGCTTATGTAACGATGGCACGTATAAAGCAGAATGTTGTACAGGAGAGTTACAAAATCAAGGTATTGGAAGCACGGTAAACCAATCTAATAGCAATGTAACAAACACGAATCAAACGAGAGTAATTACAAGTGTTAACGGATAAAAATACAACAGAATAAAAACACGAAAGTTATTAAGGTATAAATGTTAAATATGAAAAAGAACGTAATAAACCAAATTAAAGAACTTCTCGGAATGGAAGTTAAATTAGCTACTATGAAGTTATCAGATGGCGTGACTATTTTGGAAGCTGAAATGTTTGAAGCAGGAGCAGAAGTGTTCGTAGTTGCTGAAGACCAAAAAATTGCTTTGCCTGTAGGTGAGTATGAGTTGGAAGATGGTAAAATCTTAGTTGTATCTGAAGAAGGTATTATCGCTGAAATTAAAGAAATGGAAGCAGAAGAAGAGATGCCAATGGAAGAACCAGAAGTTGAAGTAGAGGTTGAAGCAGAAGCTGAAGCACCAAGAGACATTAAGAAAACGGTTGAATCAATTGTTAAAGAAACGTTCTTCTCTGAGATGGAAGCATTGAAACTTGAGAACGAAGAGTTGAAAGCTAAATTGGAAATGTTTTCAAAAGTTGAGCCTACTACAGAAGTTGCTACTGAAGAAGCTACTGAAGAGACAAAGGTTGAACTTGAGGAAGTAACTCCTATTGTATTTAATCCGGAGAACGTAAATAAAGTAGAAGCGTTTAAAATCGCTCCTAAAAGACCACGTTCAACTATGGATTCTATCCTTGAAAAATTAAATAAATAAATTATAAACTAATAAATTAAAAGAAAATGCCTACAAGTGTTTCAATTACTACTACTTACGCTGGAGAGTTCGCAGGTAAGTACATTGCAGCAGCGCTTTTGTCTGCTCCAACTTTAGAACAAGGTGGTTTAACTATCCACCCAAATGTTAAGTACAAACAAGTTATCCAAAAAGTTGCTACTGACGGAATCGTTAAAGATGCTACTTGTGACTTCGATGCTACTTCTACAGTAACGCTTACTGAGAAAGTTCTTCAACCAGAAGAATTCCAAGTAAACCTACAATTGTGTAAGAAAACTTTTCATTCAACGTGGCAGGCTGCTGAGATGGGTTACGGAGCATTCGATGTTCTTCCTAAATCTTTCGCTGATTTCCTTATCGCTCACGTAGCTGAAAAAGTTGCTTCTCATATTGAAGGTACTATTTGGGAAGGTAACAACGCATCAGCAGGTGAGTTCTCAGGTATTATGCGTCAGTTGACTACAGATGCTGAATTGCCTTCTGCACAAGAAGTAGCAGCAGTTGGTGGTGGTGTTAACGCAGGTAACGTTATTGCTCAATTGGGTGCTATCGTTGACGCTTGTCCTGCTCGTCTTTATGGACAACCAGACCTTAAATTGTATCTTTCTTCTAACATCGTTCGTGCTTATATCCGTGCTTTGGGTGGATTTGGTGCATCAGGTTTAGGCGCTAATGGTACTAACAATCAAGGTACACAATGGTACACTAACGGAAGTCTTTCTTTCGATGGTATTCCGATTTTCCTTGCTAACGGAATGGATAACAACAAAGGTCTTTTGGCACAAACAACTAACTTGCATTTTGCGACAGGTTTGATGAGCGATTTGAATTCTGTGAAAGTCCTAGATTTATCAGAAGTTGACGGAAGTGAAAATGTACGTGTAGTTATGCGTTTCACTGCAGATGCTAAATACGGATTTGCAGGTGACTTGGTAACTTACGGAGTAACTAACTCTGCTAACTAATCTTAACCAATAAAATAACGAGGGTGGTGGAATATCTGCCACCCTTTTTTTGTAACACTTAAATAATTAAACAATGAGTTGTGATATTGCAAACGGAAGATTAGAAGCGTGTAAGGATTCAGTTGCTGGACTTGATGCTATCTATATCATAAACTACGGAGACTATAACTCCGATTCTGACATCACTTATGATGGAACTTACGAAGATTTAATTAATGCAGTTAATGGAGTTTCTAACCTTTATAAATACGAATTGAAAGGTGCTAACTCTTTTGACCAAGCTATAACATCTTCAAGAGATAATGGAACTACTTACTTTGAGCAAACGTTAAACGTTACGCTTAAAAAGCAAGATGTTCAAACACACAAGACTATTAAACTTTTAGCTTACGGACGTCCTCACATCGTAGTAAGAAACAGAAACAACCAATTCTTTTTGGCAGGATTCAAAAGAGGAATGGATGTAACTGCGGGTACTGTAGCTAATGGAACTGCACTTGGGGATTTGAGCGGATACACTTTGACATTCACAGGAATGGAAAATGTACCTGCTAACTTCCTTGATTGTTCAGACGAGGCTGCACTTGCTGCGTTGTTTGATGGTGCTACGATTGTAACGGCATAGTTTTTCTTTCATAGTTCATAGATTAGGGTAGCTTCGGTTACCCTTTTCTTTTTTAAAACAAAATCGAACCGACTTAGTTAATATAGTATGATAGTATTAAATGTGTCAGAACTTAGCCAAATTATTAGCTTTATTCCACGAGATGGAAACTACGATACTTTGGAGTTAACTGATGAGCAAACAAATGATACACAGGTTGTAAATATAATCGATTCTACGGTAGGTGAATATTACCATACTATAGAAGCTATATTTGATTTAGTAGAAAACCATTTTTATATGTTGGTTCTAAAAGACGGAACAGATGTATTATTTAAGGATAAGGTATTTTGTACAAACCAGCCTTTGGTATCATTCAGTGTAAATAATGGTCAGTATGTAAGTTCGACCACAACAAACGATTTTATAATCTATGAATAATATACACGTTTTAAACCTAGCAAAATACGAGCCGCCAGTCATTGAGGAATCAAAGAAAAATGAGTGGGTTACGTATGGAGAAAACAATAGTTACTATCAGTTCTTAATTGACAGGTATAAAAACTCCACTACAAATAACGCTATTATAAACAATATTAGCCGTTTAATTTATGGTAAGGGTTTAAGTGCTATAGATGCTTCGAGAAAGCCTAACGAATATGCTCAAATGA